GGAACCAATAAAAAAACTTAAAGATAAGAAAATTGCAATACTCGGTCTAGGCGCCTCACAAATTGATTTTGTGATTGGCCTGGAGAACTCTAAGGAATGGGATGAAGTCTGGGTAATTAACTCAGCCTTGGCTGCATTCAATTACGACAGAGTGTTTATGATGGATCCTCCCACCAGGTATCTGGATAGTGAGGATGCCGGCAATCAAACCGAGGTAATGCGTAAGCTGTTGCCTGGCGTAACAAAGCCAATATACTCCTGCGTGCTTGATGAGCGCGTGCCAGCTATTGTTGAATATCCCCTGGCCGAAGTTGCAACCTCGGCAAAATGCGCCTACCTAAACACCACCGCTGCTTATGCTATTGCATTTGGGTTGTGGAACAAGGTGGGCCAGATGGACCTGTTCGGCATGGACTTTAGCTATAAAGAGAACATTCACTTTGCTGAGGCAGGAAGAGCTTGCTTGGAGTTTTGGATATCCAAGTGCATCTCTGAAGGAATCGCCATAGGGGCCTCCCCCAGGTCAACGCTGCTTGATAGTAACGTGCCGATCACAGACAGACTGTATGGTTATCACAGGCTGCCAGATCCTATGGTGGCAATGCCAAGCCCAGAGGGTGAGTGGGTATTGTGCCCAAGGTCAATGCTTCCAGGAATGATTAAGAAGCACAACCTGGAGACAATAGACATGCCCTCAGCACCGGAGCCATACAAAGGATGATTAAAGATAATATAGGTTTAGGCATGGGCCAGATCACGGTTCAGACTACAAACAATCGTGGCCATGACCCAGAGTTTTGGGCAGAACAGACGACAAATAGAATTTGTGGCATATCTGAGCAAGCATCTCCTCACATTAAAGAACAAGCGTTTGCTTTCCGAAACGCAGTTTATAATGTAATATTGACAGGCATGAGAAGCGCAATCGCTTCGGATCGTGTTACAGTGTCCAATAAATTAGAAGAAATTGGCCACGGTGACGTTGCCAAATTTTTAAAGGAGCTGTGACGATGGCTATAACTTCAGCAATATGTACGTCCTTCAAGCAAGAGCTGCTTGTCGGTACGCACAATTTTACTAACTCTAGCGGTAACAGTTTTAAGTTAGCGCTTTACACTTCTTCGGCTAACCTGGGTGCGGCTACAACTGCCTTTACCACAACAGGCCAGGCTAGTGGGACCAACTACTCCTCCGGTGGATCTGCGCTTACTAACGTAACGCCGTTCGCTACAGGCACTACTGCGGTATGTGATTTCAATGATCTCACCTTCAGCAATGCCACAATCACCGCTAGGGGCTGCTTGATTTATAACGATACTCAATCAGATAAAGCTGTTTGTGCTGTGGACTTTGGTGGAGATAAGACCTCCACTGCTGGAGACTTTACTGTTGTCTTCCCAACGCCAACAGCAACAGGCGCTATTATTCGACTAGCGTGATAGCTGATGCCGCTATCAAAGATAGAGTTTCAAGCTGGCATAAATAAAGAAGCCACCGACTACAGCGCCCAGGGCGGCTGGGTTGATGGCAATCTTGTGCGCTTTAGAAAAGCCCGTGTAGAGAAAGTAGGCGGCTGGCAGCAGCTTGGCCAGAATTATTTTCTTGGGTTGAGCAGGGCTCTGCATAGCTGGATCTCTCTTGGCGGCACCAGGTTCTTAGGCGTAGGAACAACCTGGAAGTATTACATTGAAGAGGGCGATGCTTATAACGATATCACCCCCATTCGCCTGGTTACTTCTGCGGGCGATGTAACCTTTTCAGCCTCTAACGGCTCTTCGACAATTACAATCACAGATACTGCCCATGGCGCGGTGACAAACGATTTTGTCACATTTAGCGGCGCTGCTTCTTTGGGTGGATTAATTACAGCCGGCGTACTTAACCAGGAATATCAAATCCTTCTGGTGACAGATGCCAACACCTACACCATAACCGCCAAGGACACTAGCGGTAACACCGTTACGGCAAATGCCAGCGACTCTGGAAATGGCGGCTCTAGCACTGTAGGCACCTATCAAATAAACGTGGGCCTGGATACTTATGTAACCAGTACCGGTTGGGGTATCGGCACCTGGGGCAATGGCGCCTATGGTTCGGCTAACGCCATATCTGCAGTCAATCAGCTGAGGCTATGGACCCACGATAACTTTGGTGAGAACTTAATAATTAATCCCAGGGGTGCGGGTATTTATCGCTGGGTGGAAAATAACGGCGTTACGGTTGAGGCCAAAGAGCTGGCCACAGTTAGCGGTGCCAACCAGGTCCCCACTGTTGGGCTCCAGGTTATTACTTCAGAGACTGATCGACACCTGGTTGTTTTAGGTTGCGACCCTGTAAGCGGTGGCGCCAGGACTGGTGTTATCGACCCTATGCTTGTTGCCTTCTCTGCTTCAGAGAATGATTTGGAGTTTGAGCCGCTGCCAACTAACTCAGCGGGTGATGTGCGATTGAGCTCCGGTTCCTTTATTGTTGGGGGGCTGAAGTCTAGGCAGGAGATCCTGATCTGGACAGACACCAGCCTATACAGCATGAACTTTATCGGACCACCGCTGACGTTTGCGGTAAACCTGGTAAACGAAGGCGCCGGATTGATTGGACCCAAGGCTGCAGTAAATGCGCCGAGCGGGGTGTTTTTTGCGTCGAAAACCGGATTCTATGTTTACACTGGTGCAGTTAAGAAGCTGCCCTGCTCCGTTCAGGAATACGTGTTTGAGGACCTAGACCTGGAGCAGGCATTCAAATGCCATATGGGTCTTAACTCCGAGTTTGGTGAGATGTGGTTCTTCTACCCGTCCAAGGAAGATGCTACTGGCGAGATTAGCCGGTATGTCATTTACAACTACGAAGAGAATACCTGGTCGATTGGTTCCCTGGTCCGGTACTCCTGGCTAGATGCAGGCATTGAAGACTTGCCGTTATCTGGGGCCCAGTCTTCAGGGCAGAGCCTGGTGTTTGAGCATGAGACGGGCTACAACGATAATCACGGCCCAATGACCAATGTATTTGTCGAGTCTGGCGATACCGCTATTGGTGACGGAGAGAACTTCTCTTTTGTCAAGCAGATCATACCTGATGTTGCTTTCTTTAGTGATGGCAGCTCTAGCAACACTCCTGCGATGAACATAGTTCTTAAACGAAGAGATTACCCTGGTCAAGATTTGACCACAGACTCCACCACCCAAGTCACCGGAACATCTACCTATAACAACGTAAGAAGCCGTGCGCGGCAGCTGGTATTCAGGTTTGAGTCGGATGATGACGACACTGCAAACAATCAGCTTGGATATAAGTGGAGGCTAGGCTCTACCAGGATTGATATACAACCAAGTGGTCGCCGGTCGTGAGTAAGCTACTTGAGACCAGGCTTCCCCTGGCAGCTGGTGGGATCGGTACAGATACGCAGGTTGATGTAGAAACCTTTAATCGTTTGGTTAGGGTTTTGGAGATAAATCTCGGTTCTGTTGATTTTACAATATCCCCCCATTTCAACTCAACACAAATTAGTACACTTCAGTTTGCAACGGGTGCTATAATCTTTAATACAACTAACCAAATACACCAGGCTTTTGATGGAAATGCTTTGCGAGATCTGTATTCCCACCAGACCTATCCAGCTGGTCAGGTAATTGAATCCGGCTTGGGAACTGTAACGGTGAACACGCCATGAATATGAAATTAGAAGATCAACTGCTTGCAAGTCTTGAAGCCCAACCAATGAACATGGGAGGGCCAGTTGTCATGATGAGAGATGGCGGCGCAGCACCTTCCCAGGATCAAATGGCCTTGATGGGCCAAGCTCAAGAGGCCGTTGTAGAGCAGGCCGTAACTCAAGACCCGAATGCCGATATTGCTGCAGCCATCGAAGAGATGATGATGCAAGCCCAGGCCACAGACGATCCCACAGAAAAAAGAACATATGAGCACCTGGCTGAAGCCGCTATGGTTGGGGCTAACGCGCCCATGGCTGAGCAGGCTATTGCCCTGGCAGCAGAAGGTCGTGGCGATGATACTGCCCTGGCTCACCTCCGACCAGGTGAGGTTGTCCTTCCGCCTGAAGCATTTGAGGATCCAGAGTTTGAGCGTGTCGTTCAGCAAAGATTTGAAGAATTAGATATTGACCCACACCAGGCTGTAGTTGGTTTGGGCATCGCCTCATTAAACCCAATTACTGGGCTGGAAGAATTCGGCTTCTTTAAGAAGATTGCAAAAAGCGTTAAGAAGGTTGTTAAGAAGGTTGTCAAACCTCTTGCCAAGGTAGCTCAATTTATACCTGGTCCATGGCAGCCTATCGCTGCTTTGGCTAACAAAGCATTCACTGTATACGATGTTGCAAAAGGCAGAGCCAATCCCCTGGCTTTGCTGACTGTAGCTGGCCCCGCTGCTACTGGCGGAAGTATTGGATCTAACATCTCTAATATCACTAAAGCTGGTGGCGGTAACTTTTTCAGCGGGATAGGCGCCGGTTTAACCGGCACTGGTGCTGCGTTAAAGAGCGGTATTGGTAACCTTGTCTCTAGCCCCATGGACACCATCTTCGGTGGTGCTGCAGGTAACAAGGGTATTCCTGGATTGCTAAAAACAGCAACTTACTCAGGAGAGGCAGCGCTGCCTGGTGTAGCTGCAACAGGTAGCGTGCTCAATCCTGGTCAGCTGCCTGGAGCTCCTACCGGAATGGTTGGAAGAGGTCTTACCACTGCAGCGGGTCTTGGCGGTGCTGGAATGGCAGGAGTGCCAGAGCAATATCAGATTCAATCTGGGGATACGCTCTCTCAGATAGCCCAGCAGTACGGCGTATCTGTTGAAGAAATGATGGCAAATAACCCGCACATAACTGACCCCAACATGATTATCGCTGGCCAAATGCTAAACGTACCAGGTGGCCAGATGATGGCCGGCACTGGTGCAGCTGCAGGAGCGGCCTCCAGTGTACTGTCTGGTTTGAACCCATTCACCAATGGCAGCTTTATTGATGAGGCGTTTGACACCCCAGACTACATAAAGAACATAGGCGACAGCTTAGGATTTGGTGGGAGCAATCCAACACCTGACTTTATCAAGTCTATCACTGGCGGTGGTAGCGGTGGCGGTGGCTTTGGAGGCAAAGACATTGCAGCGCTTGGCCTGGCCGGCTTGCTGGGTAAGCTCGCTTATGATGAAGCCAAGAACTCTAAAGGTGTAGCACAGACGCCGTTGACCTCTATGAACGCGGCTGGCCGATACAATATTGAAGCAGAGATTGCAAGACGTACAGGAGGGGAAGCCCCTAACCCTGTTGAGTTTGGCTTGCTGCCTGCTAATACCTTCCCGACCTTGAGCGGTGGAAGACCAACCCCACCACCAACTGAAGCGGAAGGAATGAGATACGGCGGACCTGTCATGTCTTATGCTGATGGCGGCAACGTCTCTATGGAAGAGTTTCAAAGAATGGTTGGCGATATCGAAGGACCAGGCACTGAGGTAAGTGATGACATTCCTGCCATGCTATCCGATGGCGAGTTCGTCATGACGGGCCAGGCAGTAAGAGGTGCTGGAGCTTTCGAGATGAAAAAAGACGGCGGCATCATTACATTGCAACCCCTGGGTGAAGAGTCCAGGGAGAAAGGCACAAAGCTAATGTACGACATGATGAAGCTGTTCAGAGACTTTGCAGGAGAGCCAGCATGATTATGTCCCCCGCCCAAATTAAAAGGTTTCAAGAAGGTGGCGCCGCTTCTCCTTATGTAGCTGGTATTCAAAAGACTGAAACCAGCATGGACCCTATTGTCCAGCAAATGCTTTATGGCTTAGATGGCCAGGGCGGTTTTATACCTGGAGCGATGCAAGCTGCCGAGCGCAGTTTCTTTGATGAGCAGGGTCGTCCCCTGGTTACTCCCCAGGAGATTGCTGGGTTTAGCCCAGACCAACAAGCAGCCTTTGAAATGGCAAGAGAGGCCGTTGGTTCTCAAGAGCCTTTTCTCCAGGCTTCTCAAGATGCGTATCAGCAGGGCCTTGGTGCCCTGGGTGAAGGGCAGCAGGCTCAGCTTGCTTCTCAGCAGCAGTCACTCCAAGAGTTGCAGCGTGGCGCAGGCATATCTGAGTTTCAAGCCCAGCGTGGTTTGGGTGACGCATTAGGCGGCATTCGCAGAAACCAGAGCGAAGCGCAGCGAGCAACAAATGAATTACGGAGAGACTTGTCTGCTCAAGAGCAACAAGCGCTTCAAACTCAGCAGCAATTCGACCAACGTGCCCAGGGCGTAGAGAATTTATCCAGGGGTGCAGCCTCTGCATTTGACGACCGAATGGGTGATGTGGATCGGTTTGCAGCTAATGACCTTAACAGGTTTAAGCGAGATCTTGCTGGATCTGAGCGGACTGGTCAGTTAGCTGCCAATAGATTTGGACGCGACTTATCTAATATTGATGATTTGGCTAGAAGATCTACAGCCGGTTTTGATCGAGGACTTGCTGGCGCTGCCAGGGAGCTGGCCGGTGGTGCAAGTCAGCAACGTCAGGCACTTGGGCAGCAGGGTGCGATGCTTCGACAATCTGGTGATCGGTTTGCGCGAGACCTGGGTGGAATAGAAGGTTTAGCTAGAGGCGCAGAAGGACAATTCTCTGGCCAAGTAGGGCAAGCAACTCAGGGTTTATCTCGATCAGTAAATGAGCTTGGTGGAGGTTTAGGTGGATCTTTGGCAGAACAGCGTCGAGCTGTCGCTGGCCTGGGATCAGGACTGGACTCTTCAACTGCAGCGCTTAGAGAAGGTGTTCAAGGCTTAGGGGCTGGATTAACACAATCTTTGTCCAGGCAAGAGCAGGCTGGTCGTACTTTAGATTCTGGTTTAGGTCAGTCAACTGCAGCACTTAGGCAGGGGATTGAAGGTTTAGGCGAGGGCTTATCTGGCTCCTTAGCCAGGCAAGAAGGTGCCGTAGATCGTCTTGGCCAAGGCTTGGGTCAGGCCACCACATCTCTGCAGGGTGCAGAAGCAAAATTAAATCAAGAGCTCAACCAGGCATTAGGCCAGGAGCGTGGAGCTGTTGACCGATTTACCAACCGACAAGGTGAAGCTACAGCAAGGCTTGGTGCCGCTGTTGACCGTTTCGGCAACAGACTGTCTGACGCAGAACAGCGTGGGATTGGTGCGGTTGATGATTTCTCTGCTGGGCTAAATGAGTCCAGGGATTTACTGCGTGGTTCTGTAGGGGCATTTGATCCGTCAACTACTTCTCAGTATATGAACCCGTATGAAGATAGTGTAGTCAACCAAATGATCCAGGACGCCACTAAAGGGTTGGCTCAGTCCGACATGGCTCAGACCGCTAGAGATATACAGACTGGCGGTGAGTCTGCTTTTGGCTCTAGGGCTAGGTTGACTGCTGCAGAGCGAGCGGAAGCAATGGGTAGAGGATTGGCCAAAGAGGTTGGCGGTCTAAGAGCTCAGGGATTCCAGAACGCTCAAAACACTGCGATGAGTGAGTTTGCTCGACAGCAGGGAGCTCAGCGTGGCGCAGCAGAAGGGCTTGCATCTCTTGGCGGTCAGGACTTGAGTGCCCAGCAGGGTGCTGCAAATACATTGAGTCAGGGTGCGGCGAGCAGGCTTACTGCAGACCAATCACTATCTGGCAGAATGTCCCAGGAGGCTTCTGGCGACCTGGCTGCTAATCAAAGCATTGCAGATCGTTTAGCTGCTGCCGGTTCGCAAAGATTTGGCGCAGGGCAGACCGTTGCTTCTCAGCTTGGTTCTTCTGCTTCACAGTTAGGTGCAGCTGAGTCTGACCTGGCAAGAAGGGCAGGCGATATATCACAAACACAGTTTGGCGCAGACCAGGCTCTTTCTTCTCAGTTAGGAAATACTGCCGCGCAACGTGCTGCATTTCAGGCAGACATTGCTAGGCGTACTGGTGACGTATCACAAACACAGTTTGGCGCAGATCAAACACTGGCTTCTCAAATGGGGCAGACCGCAGCGCAAAAGGCTGCAGCACAATCTGACCTGGCTAGACGAGCTGGAGATATCTCACAAACACGATTTGGTGCCAACCAGGCACTGACCTCTCAGCAGATGGGCGCAGCTCAATCAACCCTGGGCGCTAGGCAAAACCTGGCCTCAACCCTTGGATCTGCTGGGCAACAAAGACTTGCGGCGGAAAGGGCAGAAGGTGAAGGCATTGGTAGAATCGGTCAGCAGCAGATGGATGTATCTGGGCAGCTGGCTAATCAAATGGGTAGCCAGGCTCAACAGCGTCTAGGCGCTCAGCAACAGTATGGTGCCCAGCTTGGATCAAGTGCTCAACAAAGACTTGGTTCGCAGCAGCAAAGATCACAGCAACAAGCCCAGGCAGCTCAAAGCAGATTGGGTGCAGGTCAAGGATACGGCAACCTTATCCAGGGCACTGCCGGCCAGGTGTTGGGTAACCAGCAGAATCTGGCTTCTAGCCTGGGACAAAGCGCTCAACAAAGAATGGGTGCTCAGCAGCAGTATGGTCAAACTATGGGTAACGTGGCTAATCAAATGTATGGCGCCGGCACTCAGCTTGGTCAGACAATGATGGGCGCAGGCCAAAGCATGCAGGATGCCAGGACTCAGATGGGCAACAATGCAGCGCAGAATGCAGCGACTATCGCGCAGGGCTATGGCGCCATGGGCGGACTTCAGGGGCAGATCGGTCAGCAGCAACTTGCAGCGCAGCAAGGCTATGGTGGTTTCCTCCAGGGTCTTGGCAATGCACAGCAGGCAGCAGGCCAGCAGCAGATGCAGAATCTAATGCAGTACGGCGGAATGCAGCAGGGTAATCAGCAGCAGATGTTTGATGCCCAGCGTGCAGCAATGCAGCAGGCTCAGATGGCTCCGCTTAATCAGTACAACGCTCTGCAGCCGTTTGTGAATATGGGTGTAGGGGCTGGCGGCCAAACAACTATTGGCACAACTTATACTCCGCCGCCTAGTGCGTTGCAGGCTGGTCTTGCTACTGGACTAGGAGCGTTAGGTGCTGCCGGCACCTACATGAATCAAGGGGGTGCATAATGGCGGAGACAACGGATCCAACCCTTGAATATTTCAAACAGCTGCAGGCAATGCAGAATCAGCCGCAATCTGGAATCGACCTAGAGGCAATAAATAAAAAAGCCCAGGAGCTTTCTTTTCTTATGCCTACCACCAGGAAGCGCGGCTTGTATGGCATGGCTTCAGATCTTAGCCGAGGCTTGGTTGAGCAAGCAGCAAGTGGTAGACCCTCATCTATTGGTTATGGCCTGGCAGCAGGATTTAATCTTTACAGCGAGGCAGCCCAGAAGCGCCAGCAAAGAGCTGACGAAATGCGGTCCAAGCTCATGCAGATGGCTTATCAGGATGTAGAGCAAAGAAGGCAAGATGCAAAAGCTATGCAGGAGAAAATGCTTGACGCAAAGTTTAAGTATGATCTTCAGGTACTGAAAGAGACGGGAGGCGTCTTTGCTGGCAAGAGCCTAGAGGCTCAGATGTTTAACATTTTGTTGGAAGCAGAAAAAAATCCATCGTTGAAGAACACGCCAGAATATAAGCTCGCGCTCAAGTTTGTTCAGAAGCCTAGAATGCAGACGGTCCAAACAGAAGAGGGTGCCAGGGTTGTGCAGGTTCCTGGGATTACTGTCGAAGACATATTTACTCAGCCGCAAGACACCAGTGCTCCAGCAGAGTTTCCAGATGCTACATTTACAGGGAGATACCACAGCTCAGGTGCTCCAATATTTCAACGTCCTGGCGCAGATGGTCAGATGATATACTTCACCAAGGACTAACTTATGCCGATACTGACATTAGAAGAATTTGAACAATCTACAACTCAGATGCCACAAAGAGCTGCGTCTCCTGATCCTATTGCTGCTTCGGGGATTATTGCTGGAACAGAGAAAAAGAAGTCCCCATTTTCAAAAGAGCAGAAAGACGCTGCTGGTTTTGCTCTTCGTATGGAGCAGAACATGGCGGTGATGGATGACCTTGTTGATTCTGGTTACAACCCAGTTGATATGTTTAACATTACTGCAGTCAAAGACAACTTGCTTCCTGTAGCGCCATTTATTCCTGATTTTTTAGAGAACGCTTTAACCTCCTCTAATTATCAGCTTTTTCGTAATGCGTCTCAGGACTTTAGTATGGCTGTACTAAGGAAAGAGTCAGGTGCCGCTTTGACCGAAGCTGAAGTAGAGCTAAACAACCAATTGTATATTCCTGAGTTTGGTGACAAGCCGGAAACTTTAGAGGGTAAAAGGCAGCGGCGTATAGATGCTCTTAGGGGAATGAAGAACAACGCAGACAAGGCTTTTACTGATCTTAAAAAAGGCGTCAAGGATAGTTCACAACCAGACCTGACTGAGGAAGAGGCGCTTGATGTATTGAGGGAGCGTGCAAAAAGAAACCCCGAGTTACGGGCTAAACTAAAAGCGCGAGGGATATTGTAGTGAGTGAAAAAGCATTAGAAACTTTAAGTGACGACCAACTGCTCTCTATGGTTTTTCCAGAGATTCCTAGCTTAGGAAGCTATTCTGACGATCAACTTATGTCTCTGGCTCAGGCAGATATTTTAAACTCAATAGACACCAAGTCTGGCGCATCTGCCGGAATTAGAGCCCAGGTGGCTGCAGCTCAATCAGTTGACGATAAGCTGGCTACCATTAAAAAGTTTTATCCTGACGCTATGCCTGTTGAGGTCCTTGATCCAAAGAATGGCGCCTCCAGGTTTGGCCGAGGTAACTTTGTATTTACTAATCCAGAGACTGGGACGCTCACGCTTTTTGATGAGGATGTCAGATTGTTCGGGATGCCCATTCCTACCCTGGGCGACTTTGCTGATGTAGGTCCAGAGATAGCTGAGACTATTGGTGGTATTGGTGGTGGTATTGGTGGTGCAGCAGCCGCTGGAACTCTTGCCTCTCCCACAGTGATAGGAGCCATCCCTGCAGCAACCGCTGGCTTTGTAGCTGGGGAAGGACTTGGCAGCGCTGCAGCAAGAGAAGCGTATATTGGTATTCTGGATTTCTTCGGGGAAACCGAAGACAACAGGACAGGCGTGGAAAGGCTAGGTGACTTCTCTACCACTGCGGCAGTCAATGCTGCGGCTGGTCCAATCGTATCTAAGATTTATAACGGCGTTAAGTTTGCGGTTGGCGCCCCAATCAGGTATTCAATAAACGCCTTAGATACCTCAGCAAAAGAAGCTCTTGACAGAATGTCTAAGGCCGGCGTTAGTAACCCCACTGCCGGCCAGGTTAGCGGTAATCCCCTGGTTAATTTATTTGAGCAGTATCTAGCAGCGGCTCCCCCGTCTGTTCGTATCATGAAGGAGAACGCGGAGAAAACCCTGGTAGAGCTCGATGAAGCCACCGCCGGTTTAGCTGGCAAGTATGGTGGTGTAAGAACAACCTCAGAAGCAGCCGACCAAGTAATGGGAGCAGCCCAGGCATCCAGGGCTCGTTACGATGAACAAGTAAAAGCAATGTATGACGAAGTTGGCGAGTTGATCGGCGACACCGTTAGATCAGATGCTGGCGCCACAAAGAAGTTTGTTGATAAGTACCTGGCACAATCTAAGACTGCAACTGGTGCCCCCGACTTGAATCCTGCATTAGAGCAGGCCGGTCGATTGCTCCAGGATGCTGCTGATGGTGTGCTCGATTATAACCAGCTGAAAGCATTTAGAAGCAGCCTGATGAGCACGGTTAGAAAGGCCGAGTCACAAGGCGCTCTAAGCCGTTCTGAGGCCAAAGTAAAAGAGTTGATAGGATATGTCACCGCAGACCTGGATAACCTTGTAAAGTCCGCAGGGAACGCTCAGATAGACATGTTTGATGGTGAGGCTGGCAAGCGTGCGTCCAACGCTATTTTAAATAAATATAAGGCCGCCAATGCGTTTGTTAAACAGAATATGCGTAAGGGCGGAGACATTGCCTTTGTTGATGATGTTATCAAGCGAGGAGAGACTGAGGCCACGGGAGCTTTACGCTATGTGCTTAGCGGTTCTAAAGAGGGCGCCGAGCGTCTTGAAAAACTTCGTCGTCAATTTGAGCCTGATGAGTTTAATGTTCTATCCGGCTACATGCTGGGCAGAATGGGCATGCCTACCGGATCAGCTGCGGGTGCTTCTGAGTTAGGTGAGCAGGCCGCCAAGTCTGGCGCCGAGGCGATGGCTGAGGCCGGCTTCTCCCCAAACAGATTTGTTACCAACTGGAACAACCTTTCCAAAGAAGCGAAAGAGGCTTTGTTTGGCGGAACAGAATATGCCGACCTGGCACCAGCTCTTGATGACCTGGTGTTTACAATTGACCGTGTAGGTAAGACTGCAGCTCAAATGGCTAACCCCTCTGGCACTGCCAGGCTGTTAGGAGCAATGGGAACCTTTGGTCCCCTGGCTGCTGAGGCAGGAAAGTTACTGGGTGGTGACGGATTTGAGTACGGGTTAGGCGGGTTGATTGCCCCCTATGCTTCCGCCAAGTTGATGACCAACAAGGACTTTGTGAAGTGGCTATCTAAAGGTGTAGAGATAGCGGCATACAAGCCCAACTCTTTTGGGCAGCATATCCGCCGCCTGGTTCAGATCTCAGAAGTTAATCCCGATATCCGTGATGAGGTTAAGGGTGTTATCCAGGGCTTGAGCCAGGATGCTATCGAGCCAATGGATTGGGAGAGCTCTGAGTCTCAACAGGGTCCCAAAGCTATACCAGAGAACAATGAATCAGCATTCCGCCAGGTTGTTCCTAAGAGCACGGCAGATAAGCTGCTGCCAAATAGGGAAGAGCTCATGGCGAGCCTTAACAGTATGAGTATTCCGCAGGTCGGTTCGACAGATGGTTCTATGTTTGAGCCACTGCCTTCTACCGGTGGAGTTAGCGCACCTAGTTCTTTCCAGTCAGCTATGTCGCCAACCATCCTACCAAATGACGCAGACAGGGAATTAGCCTCGCGGATGCAAGCTAATAGATCGGGTATCGCAGG